TAGTTTATCCCCCGCAACCGTAATCATTGCACCGTCGGGAAATCGGTCATATGACCCAGGCTTAATCCAGCATTCAAGAACCAGAACTGCGTTAAATTTACTAGGAACCTTGCCGTTACCTGTTAAATTAAGAAACTGATCTTCAAGTAAGTTTACGCTAGTTGTAGCGTTAGCAGTTACTTCAACCCCATAAATTCTCTTTACCATTTCTGGCGACATAGTAGATGCATGGATGAGAAATGGTTGAAGCTCTAAATCCTGTTGAAGCAAATCTGGTACATAGAGATGAAAAGGATCAATAACATCTGTTGTAATTTTTCCTTGATTTCCATTAGCATCTTTCTGACTTTTGTCCCAATAGGTCTTAAAGAAAGATGTTCCACAAATACTTCCCCAAAAGAGAAGTCGCCGCAACTTTAATTTGTACTGTTCTTCACGATAGTAGCTGTCAATAATGCTCTCTGCAATACGAGCACTGGTTGCATCTTCGTCACTTGTTCCGGCCGGGACAGAATAAAACTTAGGTTCCTGGCTAGTGAGGTTTGCCATCTGCTTAAGAACAAATGTACGGCAACGATTAACAACCATACGGATACGCCACGGAGGCGCTTTAGGAACTGTCAGTAGAAATCCATTACTAGCAGCCCCGTTGGCAGCAATAACTTTAATATTCTGCTTACCAAAGTAGAACGCCAGATTGACGTACCACTGGCGTTCTACATAAACCCGTTGTGACTTGCAACGTCTGTATTGCCTCATAATCCACGATAAAGTATCTGCATCATCTTTTTGCTTTTTAATCGAATCTAATACTGTATCACCAGTATCCGATGACGAAGCATTACGGGATGACAACGGCTGGGTTGCCGTCTCCGTTAAAGTTGTAGACGTCATCGTCGGTTATTTCCTGCCCTTCATCATCATCACCATAATGCAAAGATTCATCATTAAAATCCTGGCTAGGATATTCAGGTGCAGGATTGTTATAACCCACTGCTTGCGAGGATAGCGGCTGCGTGCTCAATAACGTTGTCTGTTGAAGATTCGCTAACGTCATCGGGTCTTTCGACATTAACTGGTTCCTCAACCCCTGATTGTGAATCGTCAGAAGATTGAGGTTCTGCAATAACTGACTGTGAGCCAGTGTCGAAGATTTGAGTAACTGTATCCCCATAAGGAATACTAGCAATAATAGGCACAGAATCACGCCTAGCAAGCCGCTCACGAGTAAGATCGTCATTAATTCGTTCCGATCGTTCTAATGCTTCCCGAGTTTGTAAGAGTTCCGCATCCTTATTAGCTAAAGAGATACGAAGGTTATAAGCAACTGCCAAACCAAACAACGCACCCATTTCACTTACACAGTCCTGGCAGAAATAAATACTGCCCTCGAACTCAAAAAAGATTGCTGGGTCCGCAAATAGTTCCTCGTTATTCCTACCCGACCGGCCGCAGCAAGCACAACGAGCCGGTTGCTGCATTGCAGAAAATTGAATAACCTTGATACGGCCAGAAGGGTTGGGCATTTCTATTCCTTAATTGACAACAATTGGAGTTGTAACCCCAAAAGTATTCGGCTGAGCAGGAACTTCCTGAACCGGAACTTCAACAACTTCTGGTTCGACAACATCGGTTCCTACGTTATCTACAGGAACGTAAGGGTCGCCCTCGAACTTTGCCTTAACATCTGAGTGAAAATGTCCCGACGGAGTAAGCACACCCTCCTGAGTAACGGAAGTTAATGCGTCCTCAGTAGAATTACCCTGAGCCGCAGCGTCATCCAAATACGGGGCATGACTCGGCAAACGTAACTGGTGTGTTGCAACCATACTGCCCTGCGGAAAACGAGTAACATCTAACTGGTCCACAGTAACAATTGTAGTAGTCGGCGGCGAAAAATCAATACTTGGGTCGCCAGTCTTTTGTGGCAACTTACTGCCAGTAAAGTCATTAGTGACAACATCACTTGAAAGTTCGGTCATTACTTACCTCCACGATTAGACAGACCTTCGGCCTTGAGTAAGAAGATACGGCAAGGTGTGCCGCTCACGCAAGTCAACTAATTATCACTCTCATCATGGTTCTTATCAATTACGACTAAAGCAATGATAAGCATAACGAGAGCAACTAGAATTCCCCACGCCATTACTTCTTCACCCCCACCCATATAAACCAACCAAAGATAACAATAAAGATCAACACACCAATGCCGTTTCCAATTACTGTGCTCACCACTCGCTCCCAAAATCGTCACTGCCATCAGAGTCAACTGTAAATGTTCCAGTTGAATTGTATTCGGAATTGAAATCACTAGGACTACGTGGTTCATGTAACTGTGGCATTAGAGGATCAATAGCAGAAGGAGCGCCTACCCAATCATTAGGACTACTTGTCTTAGTAGTTCGTCCAATGTATCCGCTAGCAATATCTGGTTGACTCATAATGAAATATCGGAGGGAGTCGCAAGCGTGGTCGTTCTTCTTATGCGGTTCTTCCTGTAAGTTGTTCTGGTTAATCAACCGTCGGTTAGCGTAAGTTTTCCAACGGTACTTAAGCATTTCACTTATAAGTGCCGTACAATTTGCTGTAACGTGCCATCTTGGTCCCACGTCAGGACGAACGCGCAAATATCCGGCAACTCTATTAATGCCGTCTCTAACAGCATTGTTACCCAAAAGGATAGGTATACCGTACTTAATGTAGTCCTGCTGTATCGAGGTTCCATTGGCGCTCGTATTTTGAATTGAGGGGTCACCCACGTAATAATCAGGTGCTCGTCCAATTTCTTTGTTAATCTCATGTACTCGTTGAGCATGTTCTTCAACAACCATACCGCTTGCGTAGTGTTCCTTAAAGGTTGTTGGATTACCGTCTGGATCGACATAATGCCAGAGCCACGCGGTAGGGTTATTGTATCCCGCATCGAGTGACGCAATGATAATTCCATCTTTCGGTATATCGAGACTTCCCCTCGGTATAACGTGCGTATCGACCGAGAAGTCTTTGTAAATAAGTCCCCCGAGCCTGACGAATTTCCCATGAACTCGGGCATCACGATCTTCGGCATCCAAACTATTAACAAGGGCTTGAATTTCCCCTTGAGATAAGTAAGGGTTTTCGGTCATATCGACAGTAATGACTTCTGTAGATTCCCGCTGATGAATTAAGCCGGGCTCGTAGATATCGTCGTAAATCCACGTCATGCCTTCTACAGGAGTCATTGTTATCCACATAGACCCACCTACGTCAACTGTACGCAAGAAACATTCTGTGAAAATATCCTTCGGTGGTTCCTCGTCAAAATGTACGAAGTGCCGACTAGTTCCAGAGAACTTATCCAAGTCCTGATCGTAACTCATAAACTCAATGAAGGAACCGTTCTCTAATGTTAAAGTGCGAAGTTCCTTATTGTAAGCCGAGTCCCACGAGCCACCCTTAAGTTCTGACGTGGGTAGCCACTGAGAGATTTGAGGGATAATGTTCTTGTCGATCCCGTTAATGAAGTCAACACCAACGACTCGTCCCCTGACGGGCAATAATGGAGTTCGACGCCAGGGATGTTTTCCCATGAGCCATAAACAATCTTCAACAACCCCCCCGACTGTTTTTCCACTTCTGTTTCCTCCAATATATAAACGCATCCGAGCATCACTAGAATGAAATGCGTATTGCTTAGCATGAGGTTTATAATTTAAAACACTAGGATTCTTAGCTTGGACAAGCATACCCTCGGCGAGACTACGAATAGCCTCACCGATTTCTAACGGTTGCTGCTTACTCTTAGGAGGCACTCTTACCAATAACCGTTCCACTAAGCTTGCACTTAAGACAAAAAGCACTACCATCACTAAGAATAGTAAAGTCGTGTTGGCACTCTTGTCCAATAACTGTCATCCTGTTGCCACCACTTTCCATGAGTAGGAATTATCTGCGGCTTTCAAACAAACATACAACACATCAGCCGTACTTATTGTACCAGGAATAGTTCTAAGTTGTCCTTGTAAAGAATTAGATGCAGGGGGAAGCGATAGAATATTATTTGGCATTAATGCGTGAGTGTGGTTACCGGGCGCAGCTTGATCTGCACCTTTACCTAATGTGTGGTGCTGAGCTTCCGGTCCTTGATTAAGGTCGGAGTTAACATGAATTTCCTGGGAGTGTTGCGAACCGTAATCTGTACCGGGTGCATTAGCAGGATGCCGCTCAGTATTAGAACTGCTCATTATTACCCCCCTG